ATGTCAGGTGAGTATTCGCTGTCGGATGTGCTGGACCGGATGTACCACAATCAACTCGCGTTGGAAGCGGCGATCATGGAGCTGACGCAGTGGGTGGAAGAACGAGATTCTGGGGATGTCGGGGGAAATGCCCGTGGAGCACTGGACACCATTGGAGAAAATGCGGGCCACATCAAACAGGGTTTGGCCAAGCTCAAAGGTTCAACGATCGGCTAAACCAGGACCTTCCGCATGCGAATGGAGTAACGCTCAAAGCATTTATAGCGAGGACCGATTACCTTCTACTGAAGGACCGCTTCGGCATTTTTCTGGTCGACATGGCGGGTGAACCTTACGTTGAATTTACGCTTTCACACCCAGAATTTCGGACGCTGGTAGGCGCGCGTCGCACAATAAATGGCGCTCGGATGTAGAAAATCAGCTAGAGCCCATATAGGTCTACAATGCCCCCACTGCGGGACATGACCGGTCACGAAAAATCATGAATAAACTCATTCCCTCTCTCCCCCATGAATAGAAACCGGCGAAAATGCCAACGATTAAGGAGGAAGAGTGAACGTAAATTGGGATGGTTTGCTGCCGATCGAAGGAGCCGTGATTGTCGTTGAGGATGACCTGACACTACGTTCTTTGATGACGGACATCCTGGCTGAGATCGGCTCCAGCGTTCTGGCTTTCGAGACTGCAGACGACGCGCTGACCCACCTTCTACAGAACCATGGGTCGTGCCCGCTGGTTATCGTGGATCAGAGGCTGTCTGGTCAGCTTCAGGGAATAGAGTTTATTGAGATGGTCCAAAGCCGTTGGCCAGCGATCGCATCCCTTCTCACGTCCGGATATTTGATCGATCCGACCGACTTGCCGGCCGCTACGCTTTACCTGCATAAGCCATGGTCGCTGGAAGATCTGGTGCTGTCGGTGGCTACTGTTCTGCAGCCCGGCAAACCCATTTACCCATCCAGTAACCGATCGTTATGACTCGCGGACGTTTCTCATGAACGAAATGGGTTTTGTCGGCTTACTCTTCGTCTTGAGTTTCGTTTGGATCACCATCGTACTGGGGACGATGGTTTGGCTATCCTGAGTTCGCCCAGGAGGGATAGCTTGTGAAAAGAAGCAATATTTAAAGCCTCAGATGCTCCCGCGTGATGGGCCGCTATCGGCCAGGAGCGGTCAGTGGCAGAGATCTATGTGCGCTACCCGAGCCATCATCCGACCCTCTACGTAAATCCAGCGGCTTGCTCGCCCTTTAGTCGTAGTTTGGGCCGCTGACGCAGCCCAAACGACATTATGAACGTCTATGTAACTAGCGAAGGTAAATCGCGTTTCCGCCGTTAACTCCACAGGAAACTCACGCGACTCTCTGCTTTCGACGTATTTAGCGAGTCTTCACATAGCCTTGGGGCCGGAAGCGGCCGGTTGCTATCTAGCCTGCAAGCAGGCCTCACGAAGTTGGATAAGCAAACCAGATATAGGAAGACGGTTTCGTGCCTCATCGTCGAAGACTATCCGACTCTGGTCAGCTTCAGACTTGCATCTTGCGGAGACCCGATGAAGAAGGAAGCAAATGGCATCAAGATTGTCTACCGGTCTTTCAACCGCAGCACATCGCTTTTGCCATTGCTGGATCGCCTCAGTGGTCAAACCATGTAGTTCGGCGACACTTGAAAATCTGTCGTTAACTATAGCGAGCACGTTGCGTTCAGTTTGGACTCGTGAAAAGAAAGAGCCAAAGCGGTCAGCAGAAGGAGTTCTCACGTGCAACCTCAATTATGTTCTGTGTCCATGTGTATGCTGACTGAATACCCTCCACTAGCTTTTCAATAGCAATAGGAGGTGCAGGTAATCCGCGTTGTGACGCATGGCGAGCGTTAATAAGTGTTTGGTAGAATTTTTTGCTGCACGGCGGCGCTAGCTGAAGTCGCGCCGACACGTCAAACGGTGCAAATCGGCTAAAGCAAGGGAGCCCTAGGACGGACGAGCTCAATGACATACCAACATTGCGAAGAGCAACATAAGCAATACCCGCTTCGTACACTGGAGATTTACTGCCAAGTATGATGGATTGCTGCGCAGACTTGAGTAAATCGCTGAAGTTCATCGCGTCGACTAAACCTCCAGTGTAAGGTGCAGGAGCTGGGAAGGTGTGCAGATAGTCCTGACGATTTTCCCACCCTGGTATCGGACGAGCCTCTAGATGCAGATGCCAAGCGAATAAGTGGCCTTCTTTGAACATGCGCTCTAAGTGGCCACACGAATACTCCGCGAAGGTGCAATGCATGGACATCGCGGAGGAGACTTGCTCCCTTGCATCAAACTGTAACCGGCTGTCGAGCACTTTATCGTAAACCAGCAACACGTCGGTGTCGCTCATGCGGTCTTGGTCACCACGCGCAACCGAACCAAAAAGATAAGCCTTAAAATTATTCATTTTTCACCCTATCTTCTGGCTATGCATTTATACAGCACAGGTATACCTAAACCTATAGATACATAGCGTAAGGTCACCGCGAGTACAGATGTGATAGGGCTGGCTAAAACCTCAGAAGCACTTACACTTGGGAGATCAATATATAGTGAAGACAGAAAATACAAGCTTTTAACATATTGGTGAAATAACGCTCCAATAGATACAGCTTCTAGATCTGCGACTTGACCTGCAGCGTGAAAAAAACTAAATAAAATCAGAAAAAAAACAGTCGACAATGCTAGGCGAAACAGTGACTCTCCATGCCCCCAAATATATCGTTCTGCTAAAAGGCGAACGTGATGAAAACGCGCGGCCAATCGCTGGCGCATGGAGTATTTTTGATAATAACCAGTGCCTGCGTTTGCGATGCCACGCCAATGTTCAATCTCCGTGCGAGCTTCATGGTATACGACATCTGCTTCCCACTTCGTATCGCCGACGCTGTGAGCATTTGCTCTTAAGTTATGCAGCATTTCCCAGCGCACGTTCGGATAGCCTGGAAGGTTAGCGAGAAGTTGCGGTACTGGTAATATGCAACGATGAAAATCAACATAACTGAAGTCGCAATTCTCAAAAGTCGCAGAGCGAAAAATCGATTCGCGGATGCGTGCTCCGATGAATTTACAGTTGATAAAAATCGCCTTATGGAAGTAACCTCGCTCGATGATGCTATAAGAGAACGTGCAGTCACTATAAGTGACTTCCTTACCCTCGATGTCGCGTAAGTAGCGCCCAGACAAGTCTAGACGCGATAGAGTTCGTGCCGAGCCGGCACCGAGATCATCCCGGGTTATGAGGCTTTCCATGATTACGCCGTTAGTAATAGGTCTGAGGTATCACTGCAGGCTCAATATAGCAGTGCTTCGAGTGGTACTGATGGCAAAATTGACACTCCCTACGTGAAGCACGTGGGGGGGATAGAGAATAACGGAGCTGGCAGCGTCAACAACCTAGCCAAAATTAAGGCGGCGACCGTCTGAATCTGACTGATTTCCGCCGGTCGCGACCGATACCAATAGGCTGTATCGCTCCGTCGCTAATGTGTATGAACGTCGGCTTCTAGCCGGTTAGCGACGGCCAGACTTCGACCCTCGCTACGCATAGTCAAACGTCAGTCTGTTCCGCCATGTCCAGGGCGTCATCGACTTCAATTCCCAGGTATCGAACGGTGCTCTATAGCTTCGTATGGCCGAGCAGCACTTGAACCGCTCGCAGAATCTTCGTCTTGCGATAGATCAGCGATGCTTCGTATGCCTCATTGTGTTAGAACCATACATGGCTGGATCAAGGCCAAGGGCTTTCGCCCAGCCTATGACGATACGAGCGTATTGACAGTGGATAGATGGTCTGACGTATGCAGCTGACTCGGGAAAAGGTAGCCCTCGCTGCGTAGTTGGACCTAATTTATCCAGGCCGCGATAGCAAACCGTTTTTGTTCGGTGATCTCATAATGCACTGGCCGCTGCGTCTTCTGCTGCATCACCATGGCTCCGGGTGATACGTTCTCGCCATACCCACTAAATTAAATTTTCCCAACGCGCTGTTTATCAAACGCAACAATCAATAGACCGCCTAACTATTTCGACCACCGGATTAAAATAATCTAAAAACAAAATATTCAACGTATTAGTGATCCCCCCAGGAAAAGCAAGTGAAACTAAATACAAAGCGATGGATGCGTAAAGTAAAAAACAAATACCCCAGATCACCCAAAATACTCGCCTCCCGGACCTAATCGGAGTCTCCACCAGTTTTTGCCAATCTTGATTAGACATAAAGCTATAGAGCTTGTTTCTCCAGTCTTTTCTACTGGAATCCGCCAATGCATTAAATCTGATACTTGAAAATCCGCTGACAAAAACACTGAGCGCCAGCAGTACTGCTGTTGCAATATAAAGCGACTGAATAACTTTCCCATCTAAAGTAATGGGGCTTCCTGGAAGCTTAAGCGCGAGCACCACACCAGCAATAGCAAAGTCGCGCCACACTGCTGAGATCAGATCACGCGCCGCAGCCTGCGTTTTTGCGACTTCTTCCTGTAGCCCTTTTCTCAAATCACCAAGGCCCTTTACAGCTTCTTTACTTTGATCCTGTAAGTGGAAAGCAAACGCCTCTTTAGCACCGGTGAGGCTGTTATCAAGAATCTGATTGGAACCTTCAGGCCATACACTCCCCAGGTTCCAGTTAATAGCCAAATGATTATTTAAGAGTTGAAATTTTGTTTCCGCTTCTCGAGGCGTTGCATAAATCCAACTACATGCATCACTAAAACTAACGTAGTCAACAGTGCCCCAGTCAACCTCTGCTACAGTTACAGGAAGTGAACGCCCCCCTCGAAACACTGCCTCTACAACGTCACCTTCGCTACGAATTTCAGATGGCAAACAGAAGGCCAGATTCTGTTTGGCTGTATCTGACCATGCTTCGTATATCACGCTTGGCGAGGTAGGACTCTCTAAAATTAACCACGGACTTATAGATGACGGGGTATAGGAATGAGTCAAATCTCGGACGAGCTTCCATGGCTTTTCAGGCTTCTGCCCGATCTCGGGAAGAAACTTATCTGCGAAAAATGGCCTTACAGCGTGTTGAAAAGTAGCAAAAGGCGCAAATTCTCCGGCAACCCAGATGCAAAGTCTTTCTGGTGAAATGGCTTGGCCGGCAGAAAAGCTTTTTAGCCAGTGACGAAATCCGGCGACCGTCACGAAATATACCCAACCATCAGTCGATACCTTCGTGAGAATGACCCTGACAGGCTCTAAGGAATGTTCTAGTGAGAAGTTCTCAGCAGACCATTCCTGACCACTGATTGTGCCAATGATCACTATCGCGCCTAGCTTATGCTCCGTGAGGTATAACGAAGTGAGCTTTAGCTCTTCGATAAACTCAGTACTGGGATCAGATAGATCATCCATTCGCACTTCAGTCAGCGTTTCAAAAACTGCGGCTTTGGCGCCCACACCTGGCTGCTCTAGCAACCTAATTAGTTGAGCACCATAATCCATATTAGATCTCGTTAACTTTGGATGTGGAAATGGTAATAGTTTTCCCATCCGGAGAAATTTTAAAGGCATTACCAGCCCCAGGTGGAACCGTGATCAAGATACCCTCTTGGGTCCTATATCTCGTCTTCCGCACTACCGGCAAAGCTTCTGGCACATACTCAAATACTTCACCGGCAAGACCTTGATTGGTTATCTCTTTTTGATACGATGCTTTGACATCATCACTTCCATAGGCGCCGAAGAACTGATTATAAAATCCTTCTGCATCGAATTCTTTTTGTTTCTCTGCGATTTCCCGTACTTGATCTCCGGCACGATAAGTAAATGAAGATGGAAAAACATCTCTATGTTTGGAAACAATCTTAATCACCGCCTTATGCAGCGATTCGGTCAACTCCGCTGGTTTTTTGGTGCGCTCCACACCCAGAAACTTTCTGAAAATGTCACTTATACTGGATCGTGTCTGACGGTCAATCACTGCAACGTGACCCTCGCCGGCAACTGCATCCAAGTCAACAAGCGCCGATTTCTGAAGTGACTTTGCTGACTGCGTGAAATTATTCACCACATCAGCTAGAACAGCTTTTGACCCATTCCTTGTGAAGCTAACAACCTCATCTGAGTCATATTTTATAAGAGAATAGTATCGATTCTGACCAGCGAATAGTTCAATCACAATCAAGACTCCAGGTGTAACTCGCTTGTCGTAGAGCGAATTAAACTGAAAAGCCAACAACTTTGAAAACTCTAGGAAAGTTATCTTGTTTTCTTGCCACTTCAATATTTCGTCTTTAACGCTCGAATTATCCAAGAAGGAGAATCTATTTCCCTTGAGAGTGTCTTTTATTCGGGCAATGAAGAATAACTCATACTTTCCGAGAGGGACATCGTCAAAATACTCAGGTTCATCTTTTCCATGGTGAACTACGTGAAAGAGGAAATTGCTGATCTTTAATGAAGCTATTTGCTCGTCAGTTAAAGTGGCCAAGTTTACCTCTCCCTGCATTGATGGCTATATGACATAGCATCTAACCACTTTTCCCAAAAATTTCATACATCGAGCATGGTTATAGCACTGTATATCCATACATGTCGCAAAAGTCAACTCGTCCTCACCAAGGGGGACTTCTCTCAATTTTCTACGTTCAGTCGCTGCGATCACCCCAGGTCGTCGCACGCACTGGCCATCTTTCACACGTCTAGACGCGGACAGGGACTGCGGTGACATTTGATTTAGCGGTGCCTAATCAACCCATTGGGACGGATGGGCTCTGGTCGGTTACTGCGATCCACAAGGGCAACTATGGGCCAATTGCTAGCCTCCGATGAGTGACTGCTGTTGGCCGAAAGCGGCCTTTCGTGACAGAGTGCGATCGGTCAAGAGTGGCGTTTGACTCTGGCCCACTTTTGATGCTCATCAAGTAGCCACCTCAGTCCAAACCAAGGCTGCCGTTTCACGCCATGCCACGTCGGTAAGCCCATATTTCTCCGCTTGTGGTTTCGACACCAACTTCAGCGGTTTCCGCCCTGGTTTCGGTATCGGCGCCACTCCAGCATCACAACTCGCCCAGTGCCATGCGTCGGCATTGCTTCTTATCTTCGCCCGGATAACAAAAGATTTCGGCTCCCCATGAAGCTTGTACTCAATCACGTATAGATCGGTTTTCATGAGATCCCCTCCATTTGCTGATAAACAAAGGACTGACTGCGTCAGAAAAAAATTCAATGGATTTTTAGGCACTGTTAACCCTTTGATTTTTCTAAAGAGATTCCATTGGCTTAAAGATCAAACACCTTCGCTCTTTTGGATCGGTAGATCAGTTGCGTACCCCGCGTGGATTACTGGGAATGAACCGTCTATCAGTTGGTCAACTGCGCAGAATAATTGGGGACAGTTCGATGTCCATTGCCGCTGCGACGGTCGACTAGAGTCGCTATCATCAGGTCGTCCAAGGTCTGGCCGCTTTCGGCGAACGGCGTTTATGTTCAACAGGCCCCCACGTTTTCGGTAAGCGTGGGGGCCTTTTTTATGCGCCTTGGAAACCAGCACCGCCAGGGCTGGTCTACCATCCCCTGACTGCCTGGTTTTATGTAAAGACCGCCACTGACTTGAACCGGAATCCTGCTCATGTCCTACGCCTATGAAGGTTTGGCCACCGTCGCCGTGTTGGCCCTGTACCGGGGACAGCCGCCGAATGAACTGACCACGTTGGAATTAAATGTTCGGGTGCTCAACCTCGACCCGAAGCGCTTTCGCCTTGAATTTGACCATTACCTGCAAGGCCCCAAGAAAGCCAATGCGCTGCGCGTGGTACTGCCGGGCGGGCTGCTGCTGCAAGGCTCGATTGTCGACGGCAGCAACGAACCGGCCGGCGGCTGGCTGCTGATCGACGTCGCGCAGAACGAACTGCCACTCGAACCGCCGGCGCCCGGGAACGGCTGGAAATGGGAATAAACATGGGTGACGCCTTGACCGCGCTGAACCTGCCTGAAGCAATTCGCGTCCAGGCCACTAAGCTGCTGGGCGCCATTACCCAGGCCCGTGATCTCAGCGAACTGCTGCGCGCCGCAGGCCGTGCCGAGGGGTTTGTCTTGGGCCTCGAGACCGTATACCCACTAACCATTGTCGATGTGGAGAACCTCTATGTAGTGGTGGAGGCAGCCGTCCAGCGGCGCCACGCCGAGCTGGGCGGATGATGGGTGAAGGCATCCACGAGGAGGTGTTGCGCGCCTTGGTCGAACAGCACGCGGTGCGCGAATGCCTGGTGGCCAAGGTCGACGGCGGCCCCGCCTGGGGCTTGTCGATCCGCCTCGGTGGCAGCGGTGCGCGCTGGGTGCCGGTGCGCTCGCGGCGTGAGCGCCTGCGCACCTGGGCCAGCTTGACCGCCGTGGGGCGTTTTGCCGAAGGCGTGGGCCTCAGCGGATTCACCGTCGAGTTGTGAGCGCTAGGCGCCCATATAGTGTGCATCGCCGGTTCCACGACGTGGACAATCAGCACCGCCCTGACATAGAGCGACTGCTCGTCGCCTCCCCCTCGCCTGCGTCTCGGCGCTAGATTACTGTACATACAACCAGTATCTGTACAGCGAATCCGTTCCCATGAATTTCGACCAGGCCAAAGCGCTGAGACTGCAGCAGTGGCGCTCGACCCTCAACAACCACGAATTCCGGCTGCAGAACCCGGAGGCACACCGCCAGACCCTGCACGCCATGAGCCAAACCTTGGCCGCCGAGGGTCTAGTTGACCCGCTCGAACAGTTCGACATGGATGAGCTGGCGAACGCCGCCTACTGGCACGCGGTGGAAGAGCTGATTAACGCGCCACCGCGCTACTGCGGGGCGTCGTCCTATGATGTGGTGTTACGCGGCACCACCGACTTATTCGGTCGCATCGGCCGCTCTATTTTTTATGACGTCAGTTCGCTCGCGGATCCTCAGCGGTCTGGCTACGACGGCAAGATCTATCCGGATGCCGGCGGTGCGAACCTGGTGTTTAATTCATCTGGAGTCAGCGCGCGAATCATCGGGCTCACGCTGACTATGCCCGATGGGCGACGGTATGACCTGATTGAGACGCAGCGTGTGGTCGAGGGCGTGACCTACCAGCCCATCGACGATCCCGACCTGTTTCGTGTGCTGGTCGATACTGCACAGATCGCCCAGGAGAGCCAAGATCTGCGCGCCTTCGAAAAGGCCCGGCCCCTGCTTGAACTGGCAAGCTTCTGCACCTGCCCGACCTGCCTGGATCGCTTTGGCTCGCGCGACGACTGTCCAACCTGCTGCGGAAACGGGTTTGTAACGAAGGCGATGTCCACGGGTCTATCCTGAATACACGGCCAAGGGGGCAATCATGTGCGGACGTCTTTCCCAGTACCGGGGCATTCATGACTTCGTCGCGACGTTGAGCATGCCGGGCGCGCTGGTCAATAACACGGGCGACCAGCCGTTCGAGCGCTACAACGCCGCACCGACCACTCAACTCGCCCTGTTTCACCTCGAGGAGAACATGCTGCATGCCGACATGGTGCGTTGGGGCTGGCGGCCGCACTGGGCCAAAGACCGTGCGGCGCCGATCAATGCCCGAGTCGAGAAAGTCGCCCACGGCCCGTTCTTCCGCGCGATCTGGCCCCACCGGGCCATCATCGCGATCGACAACTGGTTTGAATGGGTGGACGAAGGTGGCCCGAAGAAACAGCCTTACCTCATCCGTCGGCGCGACCGAGCGCCGATCCTCTGCGCCGCCATTGGCCAATATCCGAATGCCGAGCATGCGCCGGGTGAACACGATGGTTTTGTGATCATTACTGCCGACAGCGTTGGCGGCATGGTGGACATTCACGACCGGCGCCCGGTGACGCTGTCGCCAGAATTGGCGCGCGAATGGCTGGATCCGGCCACGCCCAAAGAGCGTGCGGAACAGATGGTGCTGCTACAGGGGGAGCCAACCGAGGCGTTCGAGTGGTTCAAGGTGGACCGCTCAATCGGCAATGTACGCAACCAAGGACCTGATTTGATCAAACCCATTGGGCCGGAGACTCCGGGTGATGGCTTGTTCTAACTCGAGGTCAGCAACTTCAGCCGTGCTTCCAATGCTGCCTCGAAATTGAGGTAGAGCCGTTCCGCGTCGCCGGAGCGTAAAGCACCGACCGTTTCCATTCCAAGCACGAAACCTTCCGCCCGAGCGCCGGCCTTCACGGCCACAATCAGTGAGTCAGCGCGCCCTATCTGCGCCAAAAGGCGCTCCGCTTCCCGCTTCATCTTGTCGTTTAACACCACATCTTGCACAACGGCGATCCTCTAATGGGACATCCCATGCATCACCAGTAAGACCACTGAAGTCCAGACGAGTGTCATCAGAATTGATAGTCCTAACAGGTGCTTATCCATGAGCGATCGCTTCGAAAAAACCGAAGAATGAAGTAGAGGCCGACACCCAACAAGACTGGCGGGACGCCATCACGCCGTTACACCGATCAGCTATCCACACGTTCGCCTAAAACAGCCCTCCCAATTCAGCGGGCGTCCAGTTCATGATGACCAGCTCGCCACTGACCTCGGCTTTCCCCTGCCGTTGGTTGGTGTTGCAGTAACGAATGTCCAGTGTCTCGAAATGAAAACCGTCAAACACCCGCCGAATGTCCGGATGGTCGTTGATGCTCACCATCACCTTGCCTTTGCAGCGGCGCATGAAGTCGGCCATGTGCTCGTAGTTCTCGAACGGGAAGTCCACCCCATAGCCGGCGGTCTGCCAGTAAGGCGGATCCATGTAGTGAAAGGTATGCGCACGATCGTAACGTTCGGCGCATTCAAGCCAAGGGAGATTTTCGACGTAGGTGCCGGACAGACGCTGCCACGCGGCCGAGAGGTTTTCCTCGATGCGCAGCAGGTTGATGGCAGGGCCAGTGGTGGCGGTACCGAACGTCTGCCCGGTGACCTTGCCGGCGAACGCATGGTGCTGCAGATAGAAGAAGCGTGCGGCGCGCTGGATGTCGGTGAGGGTTTCGGGACGGGTCATCTTCTGCCACTCGAACACCTGGCGTGAACTGAGCGCCCATTTGAACTGGCGCACGAATTCTTCCAAGTGGTTCTGCACGACGCGGTACAGCGTCACCAAGTCGCCGTTGATATCGTTGAGGACTTCAACCGGCGCGGCCTGAGGGCGCATGAAGTACAGCGCAGCGCCACCGGCAAAGACTTCGACGTAGCATTCGTGAGGCGGAAACAGCGGAATAAGGCGGTCGGCCAGGCGGCGTTTGCCGCCCATCCAAGGGATGATAGGGGTAGACATAGATAGCAAGACCTTTACTGTATGGATAAACAGGTGCTAGGCTCGCCGCGCTTCGTGCACGGAGTAAGAGCCTTGGCTGGACTTGCAGGGACCATCTGCAGGGACGGCGGTCGGGTTGGATGTTGACGCATCCAACCCGGCCGCTCTTTTCACTTCGGTGTTGAGACTTCTTTGGCGTAGGCCTGACAAGCTGCCAGGGCGATCAATCCTTGGTCGCCGGCATCGGTGATGCCGATAATTCGTTGAGCATGCGCTGGGTCAAGGTGGGCTCTTGTGGGGCCATGAACCACGCCGCTGGAGGCGGCGGTGGCTGACACTGAGTCGCTGCCGGCGGCAACGGTTGCGTCGAGTAGGACTGACAGGCGCAGATCAGCAGTGGCAAGACGGTCACGCAGGCGACCTTGATCACGTTGGACATCGCTCAAGACTCGATAATGGGTTTGTTCACTGGCCGACAGCCGTTGTTCCAGAGCCAGACGTTTGCCCTGCTCGGCCTGTTGTTGCGTCGCGGCAACCTGGGTCAGCTGATTCAGCTTCTCGGTCTGCAGGCGCGCTTGCTCCGCCAGTCGCTGTCCGTAGCGCCAGTCCTGGACCTGCCACGCTAACGCAGCCGATCCGCCAGCCAACACGGCCAGCAGCATCCCTTTGGCGAACAGTTGATACGGTGTCGGGATCAGGTCGAAGAGACGCATAGCACCGCCCTCGCCCGTTCCCACAACTCCAGCCGATCTGCCAAACCATTGAGGCCACCGTTGATTTTGCGGGTGATCGCTTCGAACTCCTCCCGATCGGCCAAAGCGTTCAGCTCTCGAACCCACCAGAACCACGCAGCCGACTCAGCCGCCCATTGCGGCAACTCCAGCAGCTCAGGGGTGCGCAACAGTCGCTCATCACCAAACAACGCCAAGCTGCAGCGCAAGTAATTGTTGTGCCCGGTGATCTGGATCAAACCACGACCGCGATAGCGCTGACCATCACCGTCCGCTTCGGGTGTGTTGCCCAGTTTCGCGGCAAGGTTACCGGTGTCGTATTTGCTGAGGTACTGCTCCCCGCCCAGCTCACGAACGTACTGCAGCTGGCCCGACTCGTGCCCCACCTGGGCCAGGAACGCCGCCTGACGCGTCGGTGTATTGATTTGCCGGTGCGTCATCGCGGCGTTGAGGGCGGATACAAAAACGCCCGCTTGGCGGCGGGCGTTCGGCATGATGCGTTGTAGCTGTTGCTCGGTGATCGCCATACAAACTCCAGGCATAAAAAAACCGCACGCGGCGGCCGGGGTGCGCAGGTGCGCGTTACAGGTTCACGACTTTGAGCGGCTTGGCTTCCTTCTTCTTTTTCTTGCCCTTGGCATTGGCCTTGCCAATCTTGCCGCCGTTACATTCGACGGTGGTCGACCAGCCAGCTTGGGTGTACACCTGCTCGACTGAGTCGGTCAGGTATTCACCATCGAGGCCGACCTTGAAGCCCAGGGCGATGATCGAACGCTCGGCAAATAGATCCGTGCGACCGGGCATCTCAAAACGCACGCCGGCGCTCGATCGGTTGAACGCGGCCAAGCGCGCCTTGGCCGCGGATTCGGCGGCGGTTTTGTTGGGGTAGATATGCCGATCGGTATGCACCGCCGGCAACCCGTCCGGCAGGTCGTCATTGTCCAGGGACATCACCACCAGCTTTCCGGTTTTCTTGTCCTGATGCTTGGCGCCGACCGACTTGTGCGTGTTGCGATCCTCTAGATTGAACTGCCAGCGGCTCACGTCGCGGCGCGTCAGGGTGATCGCGCCGAAGGCCTTGCCGCTGGCGGTCTGCCCGCCCTGACGCGGCATCACCAACAATTTACCGTCCGCCACCTTGGCCGTGCAGTCGTATTGCTTAGCCAAGCGCGTGATGAAATTGAAGTCCGACTCATTGAGCTGGTCCGCCCGGACGACCTTGGTCGACACCGGACACCCCGGCGCCCAACCGTTACGCGCGGCGATATCGCCGACGATCTTCAACAACGGCACGTCCTCCCAGCTCCCGCTGCGGACGGTCTTGCCACTGCCGCGCATGTCGCTGGCCTTGCCCTTGATCACGATCGTATCCGGCGGGCCGGACACGGTGACCGCGTCGACCACGTAGCGGCCCAAGCGAGCCAGCCCCGTCTCGGCATAGCCCAGATAGATCTCGATCCCGATGCCGCGCCGAGGCAACGTCACCAGCCCGTCACGGTCATCAATGCGCAGCTCGAAGGTGTCCGAATCCATGCCCGGCTTGTCGGTGGTGCTGAGCTGAATCAGCCGATCGTTGATCAGGCCGGTGATATCGGTGCCATCGGCCACGATGCGAAACATGGGAGTCATGGATTTTTTCCAAAAGAAAACCCGCACAAGGCGGGCTCAGGGCGGGAGTGGCGCGTTACGCGTAACGAACGGATTCGCCGGCAGGCACTCCGGACGGCGTCAGTCCCACAAGGTGACTTGCTCCTGGGCGGGCGCTGCCAGATCCGGCAACAGGATCACCACGCCGTCGCGGTACGGCTGCGGCTCATCGGCCAGCCCCTGATTGGCATCAAGGACCGCCTCCACGCTGCCGTTGAGGTGGCCATAGAAGTTATGGCAGATGGTGTCCAGCAGATCCCCGTCAGACGTTCTGCATGTCGTCGCCATAGCGCACAAACTCCAGAGTGAACCCTTGTTTGCGCGGAATGCCGCCCTGCATCAGCGCGCTTTGTTCTTCGTCGAGGCTTTTCAGGCACCAGGTGCCGAGCGCATCGCCGTAGCCCGTGGTCAGGGTCAGCGGCTTGAGCTGGGCGCCGAGCGCGCGCAGCGTGTCGAGCTGCTTCAGGCCGCCCTTGAACCCGGGGAAAATCGCGCCCTTGAGCGTGATCTTTTCGTCGCCCATGCCCACGCCTTGTTGTGCCGGCCGACGCGACAGGCGCTCCTGGGAGGCCCAGCGGAATTCGGTCGAGCGGCGCAACTCATCAAAGGCCGCCGTATCAAGGTTGAAGAAATACGGCGGCGCCTTGGGATCTTGCGGCTGGATGATCAGCAGGTGCGGAAACGGTTTCACCGCCTCCGGCGCCGGCGTCTGATCCGTGGCAAAGGCCCCCGTTGGCACGATGTTGGCCAGCGACGGACTGACCTTGCCGGCGATCTTGTTAATCGCCGTCGCCGCCTTGCCCGCCTGTTCCTTCAGCACCCCCATCCGCTCGTCAATCTGCGACAGCGCCCGGGTGGCCGTGCCGTACATGGCCACCACTTTTCCGACCTGGGCCTGAGCCGCATTCACCCCGCGCATGACGCGCTGAAGCTTGGCCCCGATCGCCGGACCGACAAAAGGCAAACCCTCCAGCTCGGACGCCGCCCCGGTGATTTCCCCGATCGCGCCATTCACCGGCCCCAACATGCCGTCCAGGCTGCGCCGGCCGGTTTCCCCGGCCGTGGCCAGAAACTTCATTCCCGACTGTAACCGCTCCAATGCAGTCTTGTTTTGATCAGACATAGGCCCTCCCGATTAAACGTGCGGCGCGTCAAAGAGCTGAGCGCTTCCCACCTGCTTGGCCATGTCGCGATAGTACTGATCGAGCTGCGGCTTGATCTGCGCAAAAAGCTGATTGCCATCCTTCACGTCGCCGTTGACCGTCAGCGAAAACGGCGCCTGAATCGCCACGTTGGACTCAACTTTGGGCGCCTCCGCTTTCGCCGCCATCGGCTTGACCAAGGCCCCCGCCGCCGCGTCCGCGCTGGCCGGCGGCAGCATCATGGCTTTGGCCGCCTCCCCCGGTTGCGGCGCGGGATCTTCCAGGCCCGAACGAATGACTTTCGGTCGACGCAACTCCGAACCCGGGAAGCGCACCTTGTTGGCAAAGTGCGGCATCAACATGGCGTCTTTCGAGTTGAGGTCGCGCGGGTCATACGACACCGGCGGCGCAGCCGCTTCACCCGGCTGCGCCGCCGGATCTTCCAGGCCCGAACGAATGACTCTCGGGCGACGCAACTCAGAGCCCGGGAAGCGCACCTTGTTGGCAAAGTGCGGCATCAGCATGGCGTCTTTTGAGTTGAGGTCGCGCGGGTCATACGACACCGGCGGCGCAGCCGGCACGCTCGGCGCGGCGGCGGTCGTCGCGGCGACGGCCGCCCCCGGGCCGGCGCCGGGGTTCGTCAGCATCAGCGGCCCAGTGGTCGACGGAGCGAACGACTGGGCAATCCCGCCCAGCACCGGCGGGATGTCCTTGCCGGCATTGGCCATCATCAGCGGACCGGCCGCCGGCAGGCGCTTCAGTTCGTCAGGCGTGCCAAACGCCGCTTTCCCCAGCGCACCGCCCAGGGCGTCACCGCCCTGGCTGCCGAGATAACCGCCAATCAAACCACCGACGAAAGTGCCAACCACCGGCAGGACCATCGTGCCGAGCGCCGCCCCAGCGGCCGCCCCGGTCAGCGTGCCCGCCAGCCCACCCACTGCCGCGCCGTAGCCTTCGGCTTTTTCGTCCTGCGTCACCGCGTTGTCGTAGGTGTCCTTGGCTTTCAGACCGGCCTCAACGACCGCAAAGATGGCCGGCCCCTTGACCCCCGAGGCCACGGTTCGACCGACGCCACTCACCGCCCGCCCGACCGAACCGGCAGCGCCGGCCGTGCTGGCCGCCTTGGCCGTGTTTGCGGCGGTCGAGGCGACACTGGCCAACTTGCCGCCTTTACCACCCCGGCCGCCCTTCCTGCCTTTCTTGTCGCGTTTGCCGTCGTCGTCCAGATCGCCGGCATCCAGACCACCACCCCCGCCACCACCACCGCCCACCACAATGACTTTTTGCGGAATGTTCGGATTGCCCATCAGCGAACCGCGCCCGATGTTGAGCAAGCCCTTGGCGATCTTGAAGGTACTCATGGCGCTCTGAAAGGCGATCACCGCTGCCACGGCCGCGCCGATGCCGGTCACCAGCTTGGGCGATTCGTCCGACAGCTTGCTCAGGCCTTGGGTGACGTAGGTCAGCCCGTCCGCGACGGCATCCGTGACCGGGCGAAACGCGTCGCCGATCGCGCGCATGGCGTCGTCCGCGCCCTGGGCCATTTCCGCCCACTTCTGCGCCGACGATTGCCGGCGCTCCTCCAGGTTCTTGTCTAAGATCCCGGTGGCGTTGGCCGAGTCCTTTTTCAGACTGGCATACAGCTCCTTGTTCTGCATGAACGCCGTCAGCGCGCCCTTAACCTGCATGTCGGCGAACAGATCGCCGGTGCGCAAGGCTTGCTCCAGGGACGCGATCATGGCCTTGGCTTTTTCCGGGTCGGCCTCCTTGCTGATCTTGGCCGTGGCTTCGGCCATGGCGGCGGCCTTCTTCGGATCGGTCGCGGCAATGTACTTTTGCGCCAGTTCAAAGCTGGATTCCAGAGTGGATTTACCATTCTGCAGCCCGGTATTCATCGACGCCTGATAATCGATCCCGGCCTTTTTATAGGCCTCGACCGTGTCACCCGAGCCGATCTTTTCCATCCAGTTTTTGAGGTTGTTGGCCGCCTCATCGGAACCGCCGGCGGTCTTCATTTGCACCTGAAGCATGGCGCCCAGTTGCGACACCGAGTCCATGCCGGTGATGCCAAGCTTGCCCATGCCCGCCAGCAACTCGGGGAACCAACGCGCCATGTCGGCCGCCTCGAAACTGCCCGCCTGCCCTTGGTAGGCGATCGCCTCCAGGGCCTTTTGCATCATGGCCGGGTCGGTGATCTTGGCGTTCTGCCCCAGAGCGTTGATCATGCGCGCCGTTTCGCCACCGTCGGAGCCCTGCCCCACGGCGAACTTGGCGGCGGTCGGGGCGTATTGCAGGGCCTTGTCCAGCTCCATGCCAGCGCCCACCAGGGCATTGACCACCTCGGCCACCTGATTGCGCGCCATGCCCGTATCGCGCGACGTGTCGACGATCTTTTTCGACAACTGCGCTTCTTCGGGCTTGTTGGCAATGTTCGACTTGATCGCGATGTCACGAATGATCGCGCCATAGTCCGCACTGACCTTGGTCGGAATGGCCATCGCCGCCGTGGCGGCCACCGCTTGGCCGACACTGCTTTTGAGTTTCTGCTTGCCTTCGTCGAGTTGCTGGTGACCTTTGGCCTTCAGCTCGGCCTTGTTCGCCGCCTGCCCCATGGCCGCATAGGCCTTGGTCAGATTGCGCACCTCTACGCCTTCTTTCTTCAGGCTGTTGAGGTTGCTTTCGAGTTGCTTTTGCAACGCCGAGGCACCCTTCTCGCCGGCCATGTGCGCCCGGCGCCATTCGTCGCGCAGGCGCATGGTGTCGCCAATGGTCTTTTCCAGCACCCGGGCTTTTTTGCCTTCCGTCTCCAGGCGCTTTATGCGACTGGTGACGTCCTTGAACGCCGAGCCCACCGTGGAGCTGACCGCCCCGCCAATGACCAGACCGAGCGCGAGTTTGTTCGCCATGTGCGTGCCCTATACGTCGGGGAGTTCAAAGCGGCTCAATCCGTGAGCCACCACAGCATCTGATCGAAGGGCAGCGTCTCAATCTCGGCCGCCGAGAACCCTGTCTCTTTGGCCAAGCGTTGAGCCGTGTCCCTAAGCGTGACGGCGTTAAACGTCGTCTTCTTCGACCAGGCGAAAATAGCCCGCCGAAAGGCGCTGGTAGTCCTTGAATTTCAAGGTCAACAGCTCCGATTCAGACAACCCGGTCAAGCTGCTGAACAGCGATATTTCCTGCTTTTCATAGTCCCCATTGCCGGCGACCTTGGACGCGCGCCAATCCTTGAGGCTGGGCGCACGCATGGTCAGCGCGTCCGTGAGGACGTCACTGATCAGGGTTGGGTATTTGAGCGTTACGGTCACGCCCTCGGCGCTCAGCTTCAGCCACTTAGGCAAGGTCGGCTCGGTGGTGTCTTGGGTTACTTGAGTCATGTTCTTTTAGTCCTTAGAGGCCGAGGGCCGAACGTTCTGCCGCCAGTTGATCAACACCGTCGACCACCTGAATCATGTTGAGCGGGTCGATCTCGTACATCACGCGACCGTCGATTTCGAGCTTGTAATAAATGCCCTTGATCGCATGCTTGATTTCCGCCTTGTCGCCCGGCTTCCAGTCGCCCATGTCGACCTCTTTGATACCGCCGCGCAGGGTGACCACGACCGGCGTCACCACGCCTCGCAGGCCACGGAAGGCGCCCCGAAAGACGATGGTGCAAGCGGTCTGATCGGCCAGACCGAAGTACTTCAGCGACTCGCGGCGCACGCCGTTGGTGGTAAACGCCGCTTCCAGCTTTTCGAGGCCCATGGCCATTTCGATCGGCGCGGACATGCCGCCGCCCTGATAGTCGTCGGTCTTTTGCGTCAGCTTGGGCAGCGACAGGGTCGGCACGTCGCCGGCGAAACTTACGCCGTCGACAAAGGCGTTCATGTTGGTGAGAACTTGAGGAATCATTGAGCGGCCCCCTTAGGCGGTTTCAAGAACTTCGGTCAACCATTCGTTGGTGACTTCAATGAGGAAATTCGGGTTTTCTGCCGGCGGCACGTCGGTGAAGCGGATGCGCCAGTAAATTTTGCCCTGTTCGATTTGGCTGGCCGTGTTCATCTCCTTGTCCGCATAGACTTCGAAGTTGATCACCGCGCCGGCGTTCTTCTGATCGCGCATGAACGCTTGAAGGCCTTCGGTCACGTCCTGCACATAGGTCTTGGTGATCGAGCGGTCGACTGCCCACTTGTGCCCGGCCTGGATCGCATCCATGAGGATGTCGCAGGTACGCACCCGGGTAACGAACGACCATTTCGGATCGCTGGACAACGTGCGGTTGCCCCACAGGCGATAACCGCCATCGCGCAGAATCGTCGAGATGTTCGCGTTATTCAGCAGGTTGGCCCGGCAGGTTTCGTCGCCATCCAAGTACTCGATCGGGCGCTTGGTGCCGGTGATGCCGACAAACTCTTTGTTCGACGGCGACGCCCAGTAGCCGTAATTGGCATCGGTCCAGGCGAACAGACCCGCCACCCACGCCGAACCCGGCGCGTCAACCGTGGCACTGGTGACGGTGTCCCAATACTTGACGCCGGGGTCGACCAGATACAGGCGCTTGCTGCCGAACTCCAGGGCGTAGGCCATGGCCGCCTCATCGGTGGTGTTCGGGCCGTCGATAATGGCGATCGCGCGCAACTTGCCGGCCAGCGCATCCATGGCCGTGGCCACCGCTTGGGTCGAGGAATGTCCCGGGGCGATCAGCAACTTGGGCTGGGCGTTGTGCTTGCTCTTGCCGTCCAGCAGCGCTTGCAGGCCGGTACGCTGGCCATCGGCCAGAACGCCACCAATGATGGCGGATGTTTGCAGCGCGGCGTCTTCTAACTTGGGCACGCCGATGGCGACGATCACCGCCTTGGCCCGCACATAGATCGCCTGGGCGGCCTTGGTGATGGCCGAGTCAGGGCCGAACGCGGCAATGGCTTCGCGCTCGGACGTGAGCAACACCAGCTCGCCGGCCAGGGCCTTGCCGCCGCCCAACAGGCCCGGGGTGAAGGTGTCGCACAGACCAATGATCGACGACGACGGCAGCGAGATGGTGCGCGCACCGGTGTCGATCAGCGTGGTAGTGACGCCGTGAAAGAAACTCATAAGGCTCAATCTCCAGAAACGAAAAAGCCCCGCATAAGCGAGGCTGTCAGGGGTGTGCGTGTTACGCGTAACGGAAAAGAAAACGCCCCGTCAGTGCGGGGCGTCTATTTGGTTTGCTCGGCCAGCCAAGGTGGCGCAATCGGGCGGTGGTCGACCAATGGAAACTCAGCCCCTTGCGGCCAATCGCGCAACTCACGGCGGTAGACCTGCAAGGCCGTGTATTGCTCTGCCGTCAGCGTGGTGGCTGGGCCACTTTCCAGTTCGTCACGGTGGCGCGCCACCACGCCGTCAGTCCTGGCCAACTGCCCATCCCGCCACGCCCGCTCAATGTCCGCCAGTTGCTCGGCACTCATTGGCGGACGCTCAATCAACGACGGCGGCTCAGTATCAAAGTTGATCATAATCAGCTCTGTCTGCCCGTTCATCAGCTCAGCGTGCAGCTCCGGGGCTAGCTCAATGGCGTCCGCCGGGATCTCCCCGCCTAATTCGGAATCGTGAAACGAACGACTGGTTTTGCTGGAGAAAATCATAGACGTAGCCCCTTAAATCCCTAAAGCCAACACACGCACCGCCGACTGACTGGCGGTGTAGTTGGACTGCAACATCACCTGATTCAGACCGTTAGGCATACCCGCACAAAACGGCGAGCCGGCCGTGTTGTAAATCGCACTATCGGTCATCGACACGTTGCAGCCGAAGTTCGCCGTGGGGAAGGCGATCGGCAAGTTAAACGCAGACGCCATAAACGCCGAGGCGAACTGCGCGGTAAACCACTGCATGATTAGGCCAGACGGCAGTTTCTGATAGCCTGACGCCCCCAGCAGAGCACCAAACGGCGCCGTTTTAGCAACCACGCCCGGCCCCATCAACACCCACACACCGCCGCCAATGAAAATGGCATCCAGATAGGTGTCGACCGGAATGGTGCGCGTGCCGGCAGACGACAAAACAGACAAGCTCTCCTGCATTTTGTCAGTGCCCTGACACACCAACAGCATGTTGTTGGTGCTCCAGTTCTGCACGCGAACCGTAGCCCCGGGCGTTAGGCCGTTCGCCACCGAGTCCGGAAGACTGTACGAAGTCCCCGCCCCGCCCGACGAATGTACCAACCCGCCAACATGGGCAGCGATCCCCGCTAGCGCGCCGGTGATCGAGTAGAACCCAGAAAACTGCCACCCCGCCGCTTTCACCCCGGCAGTTGTGGCAACTTTCTGGCTGTTGTCGAACTTAGACGGGGTCGGGGCTAGGGGAGCGCCTCGCAAAATCGTGTCTACAAAATCCGACTGTTGCAGCATCACGGTCGCGCTGTCGCAGAACAGCAATGACGATTGGCCTTGCGTAATCACCACCCCAGCCCCGGCAGCGGTCTTTACCGTAACGGTGAAGGCTCCAGAGGTAACGTTCTGGAAGTGATAACGACCTACAGCAGACGGCACGATAACCGTTCTATTGCCCGTCAGTACCCCGGTCAGCACGATAAGGCCCGCAGCCAATTGCGCCGCTGTCGGCGTGATGCTTCCGCTGCCCGCGATGTTGACACCGATCGCACCATTGATGGCCACACCCAGCGCCGCCTGGACAAACTCCGTGTTGGCTACCGACTTATCGTTGTCGCCCGGGGCCGGTGTCGTGGTCGTCGGATTGCCGGTCATGGCAATGCTGTCAAAGTCGCTCTGCTGCTGCACGATGTTGTTCGAACCGTTGCAGAACAGCAGGGTTGACCGGCCCTGCGTGACCACCACCCCGGAACCCGTCGCCGTCTTCACCGTCAAGGCGAAAGCGCCTTCGGTGCTGTTGACCACTTGGTAACGCGCCGGCATGGTCGGAACCACAATTGTGCGGCTGCCGGTCAGCGCCCCGAACAGGCTCAGCGTTCCCGTTCCGGCCTGAGCTTCCGTCAGCGTCAGTACACCGGAGCCGGAGACATCAATGTATGTCGTTCCATGCACAGCCGTGCGCACAAACTCGGTGTTGGCCAGTTGCCGCGTATTGTTGCCAGCCGGCGCCGTATTCGCCGTCGGCGACCCCAGAAACGCCGGGGAGTTGATCGGGGCGTAACCTTGGGTCACGTCCTGAAACACCAGCGCCGTGCTGCCGAGGATGATCACCCCGTCCGTGACCAACTGCCAACGACTGTCGGCCAACGTCGTACCCTGTTCGACCGCCACCACCAACGCCGACGTGACCTCGGCACTGCTGTCGGCATCCAGCGCACGCGGCCAGACCCCAGCAGCCGCGATGTACAGGCCGTTGTCCTTGGCCACCGTCTGGTTTTTCACCAACACCCGATCGCCCGCCACCAGGGCGACGCCGTCGACGGTCTGCAACCCTGCCAGCGCGATGTTGGCCGTGGTGGCCGCGCGCACCGACTGTTTGCTGTCGAGCTTGTACAGTTCTTCCAGCACCTTCGAATCGACATACTCACGCGTCGCCAGCACCACCGACGGGTCAATCTTCAGCGTGATATTGGCAGCGCTGGACACAATGAAATTCATCCGCACCACTTGCGTGCGGCCCGAGCCTTGCGACAGCACCGGCTTGAAACTCGGCGCGCAGTTGGCCACCGCCACCAGATCGCCGTCCGCGTCATACAGGCCGATTTCGCGAATCCAGAAACCGCCCTCGTCGGCCGGAATGACCTGCTCGGCAATGATCACGGCCGGGTTGACCGGATCAATCTTGACCTGATTGAGCGGACGGCGACGCCATTCGCGGATTAGGTGGGCTTGCGTTGCGTTGGGGATCGGGTCGGTGCCATTGGCATCACCCACGCCCATTTCCGTAAGTTTCCAGGGAATGCCGAGCGCGTCGGCGTTCGCCTGCTTGGCCATCCCCACGTTCGTGAGGATCGCAAAAAACTGCGAATTCGCATCAATCATAATAAACGTCCAGGGTGTCTATGGAGTGTTCGCGGCCGACTACGCCGAAGGTTCCGGTGACCTCGATGTCACGCATGACCGGCGGATATACGTCGATTTCGTCGCCTTCATACACGGCGACACTGATGTCTAAAACGCCTTGGGTTTCCAGGCTGATCGCCAGCCCGGTCAAGTGCCGCGTGACGGGTTTCGCGTCGTCAATCAGGCGCTCCAGCTCCTGATACATTTCTTCGGTGATCCCGGTGTCCAGCACGCCAACCTTCAGCGCAAAGGTGCCCGGCGGGCCTTCCGGCACCGCGTTAAACCACTCGACGATTTCAATCAGGTAGCCCAAGGGCTCGACCACCCGGCGCAGTGCGCCGATGGTCCCCTTGTGGGCATGGATGTAATAAGACGCCTTGATGGCCGCGCGCTTGGTCGCCTCGGTCCATCCTGGGTCCCAGCGATCGACCGACCACGCCCACGCCAAATGCGGCAGCAGATGGACCGGGCAGGTATCGGCGTTGTACAGGGTGCGCAACGGGACAATGGTTCGCTCATAAAACGCCGCCTCCAAGGCGCGCTCCAGTTGCGTGCTATTGCTCGGCAGCAGGCTTTTCATGATGCCCCCGCCAGCTTCACGTCATAGCCCACGCAATACGCCGCCTGCGCCTTGGTCGGCGCCAGATCCGCCCAGCCGACCAGCTCAACCCGGGCCACGCCGGCCACATGCAACTGCGCATCGACCGCCGAACGCGCCACCTCGACCCCCAAGCGCTTGCGCGGATTGATCCACGCCGCCAAGCGTCGGTTGGCTTCGGCCAAGCTGGCATCCCCTTCAGGCCCCACGCCGGCCATGTGCAAAATGGCGTCAATGCGATAATCAATAATCTGCGCACTCTGCACCGTCACCCGATCGCACACCGGCCGCACGTCTTCGTCATTCAACGCCGCCTTGACCGTGGCCAACAGCTCGGCACTGGCCTCACCCTTACCTTCGGAACTCAACACCGTGACCGTGACGTAACACGGCGCCGGGCTTTCCGCCGTGGCGTCCATCACCAACCCCGAGGCGTTACGGGCGTGCAAGATGTAACTGGCGCGCGGCCCGGCCGTGGTCAGCCCCTCAAAAGCCAACTGGATGCGCTCGCGAAACGGGTCGTCCTGCTCCTTGACCTCCGGCACCGGCGGCACCGCCGACAGATCCTCGGCCTGAATCACCAGGCGCTTCAGGTTGTAATTGGCGCCCAGGTGATCAAGGTCAGCGCCGATCGCATGGGCCAACAGCAGCGCCTTGCAGCCATCGTTAACCCGGGCACGGTTAGCGACCTTCATATAGGCCCCCACCTCCAGCACCTTCACCACCGGCTCGCTTTCAATCGGCGCGCTCCAGTTGTCTCCCATATGGCCGCGAAACGTGCTCAGGGCTTGGTCATAGGTGTCCTCGAAGTCCAACGGCTCCAGCACATCCGGTGCCGGCAGGGCCGACAGATCCACGATGCTCATACGCTCACCTCAAACAGAAAACGGTCGCCGAGGTATTCGCCGGCAATGCTCAGATTGATTTGCCCGCCCAGCACCGAGAGTGCGCGGATGCGCTCCAGCTTGACGCGCGGTTCCCAGCGACTGATCGCCCGGACCGCCTCGGCTTGCACCGAACTTTTCCAGCCTTCATTCACCGGCATGTCGACGTACAAGGGGATGTTGCTGCCGTACTCCGGCCGGTGCCGGCGACTGCCCACCCGTGTGCCCAGGATGTCGGCCATGGACTGGCGCAGATGCGCGATGCCGGAGATGGGTTGGCCGGTGTGGCGATCCATTCCGATCATCTAGGTCACTCCTTAAACTGTTCGAATTCTTCGCTGGCTTTCAGGAACGTCAGAGCCTCGCTGTCGGACGTTGCGACTTCCACCAGCCCTTTGGCCACCGACAATGCGCGGCCGCTTCTGGGGATGATTAAAGTTCGTGACGTATAAACCTTGTCGCGAAACTTCAGCCGCAACTCTGGTACCGGAAGCGCGATTGGTTGCTCATCGCTGACAGGGGTGTCGATGGTCTTGGCCATGTTTTCTCCAGGCAAAAAAACCCGCACTTGGCGGGTTGTCGTGGGGTGAAAAATTAATGCGTGTGATGGTTGCTGTTACCACCGGTGTCAATGATCGCGCCGGCACTGGTGATGCCCTGCGTGACGTGTAGCGCACCGTCGATGGTCACCGCCGCTTTCAGGTTGATATTGCCGGTCGTTACGGTAACGGCGGCATCGGTTACGATCACCTCAGTACTGGCGACTTTAATGGTCACCGTGCCGCTTGGCAGGGTGATGGCGTAGGACCTGGCCTGCCAGTCGTAGACCAGCGAACCACCGTCGTCGAAACGCCAGACCTCGACATGGTCGCGGTTATCCGGTGGCGCGCCAGCGTTGCCATACAAGCCCGGAACAAAAGTGCCCATTCCGGCCTGACCGCTGGGGTTGAACAACACCCCCTGCTCACCGAGGCTTGGCACGCGCCAGTGTCGCGCCTTACCGGCGGCCAAGCTGTGCCAACGCACCCAGGCGCTGGTCCACTCGCCATTCGACACCCGCACTGCAGGTGCAACCAGATCGACGCCGACTACCGCACACGGCATCAACATGGCTGCAATCATGCGGTCATGCTCGGCGCACGCGTAACTCACGGCAGGTCCTCAGGTTTGAAAAAGTCGGGTTTGACGTCGTCGTTGAAGCCCAGCATCAGGGTGCCCGGCGGTTCGTCCGGCCACGGCCATTCTTCCTCGCCGAGGTAGATCTGCTGCGTCCACTCCACCAACCAGACCACGTAGCCATCCAGCTCCGGCTTGGTCCAGTCCTGCATCGCCTGAACAAACTCGGCAGGCTCTACCTCGAGCCCCCACGTTTGCAGTCGCAACAAGACAGCCAGCTGCGCTGCCAGGTGCGCGGCTTGCTGGCAATGCTGGGGGCGTATCGGGTCAACAATGATCCGGGCCTCGAACTTGCAAATAACGGTTGTCTGCCCCGTTCCGATGTCGACACCAGGTTCCATCTCAGCCAACTCGATGAACACCGCCGGCAGTGCAATGCGATCCTTGATGTTCGGCCACGCTGTCACCGCGTGAACGCCTGGAAGATGAGCCTTCAGGTGTTGTTCTATTGCCCGGTACAGCTGGTCGAGACTGAAAGGCTCATCAAACATTGGCCGTCCCCTTCAAATACTTTTGCAGCTCAAAGTTGAATTCCTGCCGCAGAATTTCCAGCAGGCGCGCATCGGCGCGTTTGACCCAACTGTCGAAGTGCGGGCGGGCTTGTTCCAGTGACACTTTGGCTTTGGCCAGCGGGAAGCGATTGCCGTTTTCCGCCACCCAACCCGAACTGGCGCCACCGGCCGACGACACTGTGCTGTCGGGATAGTCGTCCGCGTTGAAGTGCTTGCTCGCAGTGCGAATCCAGATGTCGGGCTTGTTGCCGTAGACCCTCTTGAGAAAGGCGCCCTGATAACGTCGATCGGCCACCGACACGCCAGTGCCAGACTGTCGTGCCCGACCGATTCGACTGGACTCGATGGCATTCAAACCGAACCACAACTTGCCGCTGGTGGCCCCACCGGCGACCGGGTAGCTACGCAAGCGCTGACGAACCGCCGCGACGGCAATACGTTCCTGCCGACTGACGGCCCGGGCAATATGCGTACGCAGCCAACCTAACGTTTTGTTGATCGCACGACGTTGCGCAGCTGCTGCAGCCTTGGGCACCAGCTTGGCGAAGTCCTGGAACGCGTTCAGGTCTGCCGTCGAGGACTGAATGGAAATCATCCCACCACCGGCCGACGGCTTGAAGTAGCTGCCGACGCTCACGGGCGCATCCTCAGAATCAAGGCAACCAGACCGTCGCCACTCGGTTCCAGCTGCAGCAGGTCGTAATCGCCACCGCCATCCAGCGCGGGCAGATCGATGCTGATCAGCATGCCCTGCTCCAGGCCGTGCGAATCGCTGACGCGGATCTCGAACCTCGGCTCACGCAATCCGGTGTTGAGCTTGCCGAACTGGGGCTGTAACCAGGGCGCGGCGAACATGCCGAGCACCGGTTCAGCTCGGCCCTCGATCCGCGCGCTGTCGCCCAGCGTTTCGAATACCACCGCATCGACCTCGGCAATCAGATCGCGAAAGCCCACGGTCAGAGCTCCAGCAGGATCTGTGCACGCGGCCGGGTGCACAGGTGCAACGGGTTGGACTGGGCTTCACCAGCCATGCCCTTGCCGAACTGCATCGGTTCAATCTTGCTGTAGTACGGGATGCCCTGGGTGTTGACCGTTTCCATGTAGTCGGCCGGTGCGAACACTGAGATGTACAGATCAGGAACACCTTCAGGAACCAGCAACGCCTTGTCGTCGTGGACGAAAGACACACCGGCAACCTTGCCACGGTAGCGCTCCCAAGTAATACCGCCGAACTCAAAACTCTCCCGAGCATCGCCACGTAACGCCGCAGCCTGTAACGTTCCTTCGTAAGTTTTAACTACTGCCTTATGAGCGATCAGCTTGCTCCAGAAATGCTTGCCGCAGAACGCGCGGGAATTGGTGCTGGTCACGGCGCCGAGTGCGTCCTCCTGCATGTCCAGCGCTTCGAGGCACTTGACCCGCAGTTCAGTGCTTTGATCATTCAGGCCCATGGAGAGCTTCTGACGCTCTACTCCGAAGCGGTCATACAGGTCTAGCAGCACCGTCGAACCATCGGCATCCAGGATCAAGCCGTTGAGCGCGCCCATACGCTGAAACTCGTGGGTTGCGTCCAACTGACGGCGCGCTTTGGCCAGACGGGTATTGACCACATCCTGCACTGCCTGCAACTCGGTGCGGGTACCGAAGGCGCGAATACCTTGAATCTCGTCGGCCTTGATGGTGAAGCGCTCCGGCAGGTGCACGGTGTTGAACGGGATCAGATTGCGCTTGCTCGCCGCGACCACCAGACCAGAGCCGCCGCGTTCACCAGCCGGCACCAGCGCCAGGGTGTCGCCGTCCTTTTCGATCTGCACGGTCAGGGTGGTGATGCCTTCTTCGCGGAACAGGCCAAGGGCGCTGATGCGGCCCGGGAGGTAGGGTTGATCGTTGAGTGCAGCAGTCAGCGCGGTAACGGTAAACGCTTCGTCGTCAAAAATGGCGATCTCGGCCATGGGTACTCTCCAGAAATGAAAAAACCCGCTCAGGGCGGGCCGGATAAACGTAAGGGATAGTCTTAGCGAACAATCAGGAAATGGCTGGCCAAAGCCTGTTCCGCCAAAGGGTCAAGCCCGGTCAGGTGTGCTTCGCTGACTTCAGCCAAACGCACCACGGCGCGCCCCCGACGCACAATGTCCGACTCGCCCAATGGCCCGTAGAGAATCGCCACGGCCGCCTCGGTACCGTCTGTGGCAGCAGAGTCATACGGTGCGAATTCGGCTGTGGCCGTCACCAGGCCGAGAACCTGCCCCGGATTCAGCGCGGGGCCAGCGGCGACGTTGATCGTTTCCCGAGAAATGTTCCCAGCGCCCTCGGACAGCAGAAACTCACCTGCGTGGATCGGCTCTTTTTTGATGTTCATGCTCTTGCTCCTTTCGCGCCGCGCGCAGTTCCAGATTGGGCCGCTTGTCGCGAAGCCCAGATCGAGGTGGGATCAGGTTGTTTGGCGAGCACCTTGGGTGCCGGGTCGTGGTCGAGCGGCAGGCTGTTGTCGATTTCAAAGCCCTTACCGCTGGTGACAATTTTGTCGAACAGACGGGCTCGAACCGCTGCAGCATCCAGCCCCGCTGAAACGTACTCGGCGCTGAACTCTGGCAAGCGGGCGGCCACACACAGGTCATTCACCGCCTTGGCACGCGCCAATCCGGCCAGGACGATCTCTTCGCTTTCGAGCTGGGTCGAACTGAGCAGCGGCTCAACCAGGTTGCTGATGCCCGCCGCCGTGCAGCGCTGGGTGATCATCAGTGCCAACTTGGCCGAATCGACCACCGGCGGCACCAAGGGCGGGTCGAGTTGATCCGGCTCCAGGTCCGGATCCGGTTCAGATGCTTCGTCGAGCTGGGCCACCAGTTCAGCCGGTGCATGCTGGTAACGCTGCAGCACGGCCCCTTGGCCAAGGCAGGCCTTGACCGTAATGCCGTCGCCGACCTCATCGGCCAGACCCAGTGCCACCGACTCATTGGCTGTCAGCCAAGTTTCGGCGTTGACCATGCGCCGCAGCTCCGCGTCATCAATGTCCGGCGCCTTGGCCTTGTAGGCCGCGATGATCGCCTCCAGGGTCTGATCCAGCACATCAGCGACCCGGCGGAAGTCCTCCGCGTCGCCTCCGGCATAGGTGTAAGGGTTGTGGATCATCAGCATGGCGTTCGATGCAATGACGACACGGTGTGCACCACACACCGCCACGCTGGCCGCACTAGCGGCCAACGCATCAATCCGGCCGGTGCAGCGCTCGCCCAGGCGCGACAGCGCGTTGTGCATCGCCAACCCGTCAAACAAATCTCCGCCGATGCTGTTGAATGCCGCGATCACCGGCGAGACGCCGTCGTCTATGGCGCGCAGATCCTGCACGAATTGATTGGCAGTAATGCCCCAGGTGCCGATCTCGCCATAGACAAAGACTTCGATCACTCTCTCGGTGTCCTCGCCGCTAGACTGCAACGCGTACCAGGTTTTGTCCTGAACTTGCACACGCTGGCCTGCCCGGTTGTAAACGCGCGGTCGCGCTTTTTTGCTCATGGTTGCTCCTTGTCGTCGATTGGCTCGACGGCATCCAGGGTGTTGTAGTTGAGGCCCAGTGCGGTGGCCCGCGCCAGATCGGCGGCGTTTTCCAGGTCGACCGTTTCGGCGTCGTAGCCAGTGCGCAGGACCATCTCGCTGCGCGAGGCAAAGCCAGCCTGCACTTCCATCCGTCGCGCCTGAACGTCCTGCACCGGTTGGATGTAGGCCCAACCTTGCGGCACCCAACGGGTACGCAAATAGTCACGGCGCTTCTGCGCGTAATCGCCCAGCACCAGGACACCGGACAACACGGCCATGTCCATCCAGGCGGCCCGTACTGGGCGGCAGAGCTGGTGGACATAGACACCGAATTGCAGTTGTTCCAGGCGGCGCCGAAACTCGTTGAGCACCACACGTAACGCTCGGTCGTTGATCCCGCGCATGTCGCCGGTGAGGATCTCGTAAGGCGTGCCGGACCCAGCGGCGGCGGCCATCAGTTGCTGCCGCATGAAGTCCGGGTAGTTGTTGCCCGCGTCCGGTGGCTTGGAGAACTCCACCTCTTCACCTGGTCCCAACTCCTGCATGGTGCCGGGCTCCAGCGCGACCATCGGGGTGAAGCCGTCACGATCGAGATCCAACAGCTGGCCGGTGACCGGATCTCGTGGCGTCTGCCCCGAGTCCGAAGCCGGCCGGCTGATGAAGCCGGCAAACAGGTTGGCCACCTCCTGGCGAAACAAGACCGCGTCGTCGTAGTTGTCGAGACTGCGCAAACGCTTGAGCACAGGCGACAATCGCGGCACGCCGCGCAGTTGACCCGGCTCGACCGGTTCAAAGATGTGCAGCACCTGGGCCGCCGGTACCCGCACCAGCTGGTTGTAGCCGGCGTTCAACGACGACGCGTCGCGTGGATGTGACAGGTACATCCAGTACGCCACCCGTTTGCCGCCGGGATTGAACTCGATCCCGGCGCGGATAACGTTGCCGGATTTGGTGCTCTCGTACTTGTCATGCGGTACGAACTCCGGCGCCAGAATCTGCAGCTGCAGCGGAACCGCCAAACCCTCGTCCAGGCTGCGCGGTCGTAGCCGCACGAAGCACTCGCCAGAGGTTTCAACCGTGCGCGCTACCAGGGCCTGCTGGCCGTAGAAATCTGTGCGTTCATCCGCGTCCGATTCATCGACCCAATCGCCCCACAGCTCCTGCAGCAATTTGCGTAAAGCATCGTCGTCAGTGGTCGGCCGGGGGGTGATGCCCGTGCCGATCAGGTTGCTGACGCGCTTGTCGATCACGTTGAAGGCATACGGGTCATTGCGAACCGCTGCCCGGGAGCGCGAACGCAGGTTGCGCAGTGCCGGGGTGTTGATGCTGTTGATCCCGTTGTCGGGAGCATCCCAACCAGTGGAGCGTCGGCCCTCCCCGGCACCTTCGTAACTGGCCTTGATGTTCGACGGCAACACGAACCCGTTACGGGTGAGCGTCGGAAAGTGTCGGGCCATTAGACTCCCTTGCCCCCGTGGTAAAGCCGAACCACGCGCGAGCGCGGTCCGGCAGCGTTGACCAGCGACGAACGAATCTCTTCGCGCGCCTTGAGCAGCTCGTCGACGGTGCGGTATTCCACGGTGCGATCGGTGTAGCGGACGACTTTCTCACCGCGAGCGATGGCCGCCTCAACCGCGTCGAGGTGCTTCTGGGTAAATGACATATCAGCGTCTCTTCAGGTAACCGCTGGTGGAACTGCGGCGTTGAGGTGGTGTTGCTGCGGGGCGCCTTTGCACGACCGGAACAGCGGGTGGTGACGCCGGTTGCCGAGTCGGTGTTGCTGAACCAAGACTATCGACCCGTTCGCCTTGAACGGGCTTGCTGCCCAGGGCTTCGTCAAACAGTCCGGACTGCGCCAGGGACTGACGTACGCGCTCCCAGTCGTGTTCCTTGTAGCGATTCAGGCCCAGGTAATGCGCCATGGCCAGGCAATACACCATCAGGTCGAGCGCTTCGTTGCGCTCGGCTTTGCCCTTGACCCACTCGATGCGCTTGTGACCGCGTACGTAGCGCGCAACCTTGCGCTCTGCGACGCACTGATCGAAGAAGTCATCCGGCAAGTCATTGGCAAAGTGCAACGCACCCGGACCGGATTCGAACGGGTAGCGGTTGTAAATCCAGTCCTTTGCCGTGTCGGTACCGACGAACCACAGCTCAGCACCGTTGCGTTCGGTTTGGCCTTTCCAGGTCACGTCGACCATCGAGGGGCGTTGAGCAATGACCGGCTTGCCGGGTTTGCTTGCACCTTTGATGGCGAACACGTTGCGCCAGCGACGAACACGACAGAACTGGTAAACCTCATCGGTGTGGTGACCGCCGGAGTCGACAGCGGTGGCCAGAATGCCCAAGCCAACACCGCACGGATGGCGATATTTAGCCTTGAGCAATTCATCCAGAGCCGCCCAGGTGCGCTCGTCGGCGGGATCGCCCGAAACGATCTGGAAATCAACAACCCAGCGCTCCATGCCGGCCCCCCAACCCATGGCCATGAATTCCAGCCGGTTGGCCTGAACGTCGACGGCCCCGGTGATCATCATCACCGCCGCTGGCATTGAGCCAAGGCTGTATCCTTCCAACCGCGCCCGCTGCCTCAGGACGTCTGCTTTGGTCTGCTCCTGAGCCGCGTCCCAAACCTTCGCGAGACGGGTGTTGTAGAACACCTGCATGGGCTCAAGATCGCCTTTGGCCTGGGCCTTCTTCGCCTTCTCGAATTGCTTGGCCAGCGACTTCCAATCCATCCAACCCAGCGGCGAATACAACGCGTTGAGGTGGAAGCCAACGGTTTCGCCGTCGCCATCGGCGTGCGCCCGCCATTCGCCTTTGGCGAGCATCTCGCCCTTGTGGTACTCCTCGATCAGCACGTCACACTCAGGCCCGGCGCACTGGTAGTGCACCACGCTAAAATCCGTTGAGTAGTGCAGCCGATCCCATTCAAGGGTCTGCATGTGCCCACAAGTCGGGCAAGGCACGTAGTAGTGACGCTGGTCGCTGCCATCGAACAGGTCGGAGATACGCGAGGCGCCCTTGATCGTCGGCGAGCTGGAGAAATAGAACTTGGCGTTGCGGCCAAAGGTACTACCCCGGGTTTCCGCCAGCTCGATGGGATCGCCCTCCTCACCGATATCAACTTCCCAGCGGTCGATCTCATCACCGTAAACATAGCGGGCCGACAGCTCCGATAAGTTGGCGGCCGAGCCGGCGGTGGTGACGTACAACGTGCCACCCTCGAACTCCTTGGTGTCCATGGTGTTGCGCGAATCCCGCGAGCGGTTAGCCGCCACACGTTCGCGCAAAACCGGCGTCGCCTTGATCGTTTTGCCGATCCGAGAGGACACCCGTTTGGCCAGGCCGAGGCTCGGCAACAGTGCCAGGATATTTGACGGCGCCATGTGCATCAGGCCACCGATCCAGTTCAGACCGATCTGGGTTTTCATCAACTGCGACGCGACCATGGTGATTACGCGCTTGCAGGGGTGAGCCGGCGACAGGCAGCGCATGGGCTCGCGGGCATACGGCGTACGCGAGGTGCGGTACTGGCCCGGCTCAGCGGCGCCGGTATCACGCGGGATCCGCATGTACTCGTCAGCCCATTGATCGATCCAGACGTCCGGGTCGGGCCGTAGCCCACGGAAATACGCCTCGCGGTACACCTCTGCACCGTCAGGGAATCCAGTGGGCATGGGCTTAACTCGTGGTCAGTGCGTGTTCAAGGTCCGCTGAAGACATGCGTTCGGCGTCTTCCAGCGAGCGGCGGATCGCCGCCGTGAGGTGCTTTTCGATTTCCCAAGGGTCGGTCATGGATGCCAGTTCCGGCGCCAGTTGCGGAGGCATCCCCAGCAGTTGATCGCGCAGCATGCGACCGGCGTTGTAGGCACCGGTTTGAACTGCCGGCAGAGCTACCAGCGAGCCTTTAGCCTTGTGCAACTCGATCTCGGCGAGCTGGGCTAGGTTGTGCTCGCGCAGTGCGCGGGCCTTCTGGAAATCGGGGAGCTGCCCCGCAGGGGTGATCACGAGCGGCGGCGCAGCCGTTGAAGTCGGCTCGACCTGGCTGGATAGCTGACTGTAAACGTCACGCTGAAGCCGATCTTGGTGGTGGCGGTCAGCGACAGCAGTCTTACTGGGGTCAGCGGTGTCGCGAATCAACGCTTCGCTGGCCGTGACATCGACCTGTTTACCGTCGGCGGTCAGTACCAGGCGGTTGTTGTTTTTCAACCAAGTGATGTAGCTGGGCGCCCTGCCGATCCGAGCCGCGAAGGCGCTCTTTGACAGGTACATTGGTTCTGTCATAAGCCCTCCTTTTCAACGGCTTTTCAATGGGAACCTTTCAATTTCAATGGATTGAATTTCAGTAAGCTGACAACCCTGCCGCTAACAACTTCCCGCGGGTTTCCGACCCCGTACCCGCGAGATAACCCCAGGGTCCCCGGCGGTTTCGGCGCGCCGGAGCGATTCGTTACCCCTACTTGCCACTGGTAGGTGGTCCTTCGCAGACGTCCAGCCGCTTGGCGGCCCAGCGTTCGTACAACCCGATGGCAACATCTGCACCGGCCATTGCAGTCAGGCAGCCCAAGCTGCCAGCGGTCCAGATCGTCATGCCAGCGCCGATCATCAACATCATCGCCGACACGCCGCAGACAATGCAGGCACCGGAACGCAGTGCAAGACGCCGCATCAATGCCCAACCTCGTGCACCGTCTTTATCGGCTCTCCACATTTCACCGGATACGCCACCGACCAGAGCCAGGACGATCACTAACCAGATCGGCATCTCTGCCAGCGCTTGCTGCTCATTTGTCATGTTGTGCCTCAAGTGAATGAACGTGCCGAACACAAAAAAGAAAACCCCGCCGGTGGGCAGGGTTTTCAGTGTCGCGGCGCAGGCCAGGACGAAGTGCACAGCACGTGCTCGGGGGAAGCGCCAAGGCGCAAAATCCATATCGTGGTGACTTTTTACCCCCTGAGTACGGAACCGAAAAGGGGGCATTTTCGGTTAACCGGCTCGACGCAACTTTGACGCAACTTTGAGGAGACTTTGAGGCATCCCTCCCCGACCAGTGGTCAGCCACTTGCGGGCATCAGCACGCTCAGTCAACACCTCCAACAGACGCTGATGCAGGCTATGCACCAAGTCGTAATAGGTTTGTTTGGCCTTGGCGACATAACCTAGCTCATGCATCTGCATGATCCAGGTAGGCGCCGGATCATCGCCGTAACGCAATCCCGCCAAGCGCTGCAATCGTTCACCACGTTCGTCTTGTCGAGCGATCTCGGACAATGCTGCACCGATCTCTTGAGCGACGCTATCGGGACCTGCTCCAGCGCCGAGGATGATTCGGGAGCCTGGTGTTCCGCGAGGCGCGCAACCGCCCCATTCCATAATCGTTGCCATCGGGCTGCTCATCCCCCCGGCCTCGCCGTTGTGCCGACATTGCTCACCCCAGTGCTTCAGCAGTACCTCCATCGCCTCAATCATTGTCCTTCCCCCCGAAGAAGCGAACCCAACACAGAAAAACCAATAGCCGACACAAACCCAACACAAGTAAAAGCCTTTGAATTCAATACCTTTATCAAGCTTGGGTGGGGTGTGTTGGGTTTGTTGGGTTTATCTGTCATCGCATAAGAAAAAATTCTTCCCGTTACAATCGATTCAAATAACGTCATGCATGCGCGTGCGCGACACGAAACCCAACACACTCCACACAACAACCGTAATCGCGCGTAATACAGGGACTGAAAATGTGTAGGGTCTTCAAATTCAACCCGACACACACCCGACACACCCAACACACTTATAGAGGTAGTCATGCGGCGATCGCCTTGATGTGGTCCCAACTGTCCACGTGCCAGCCCGCCAACTTCGCCTTGGCCCGCCAATGTTCCACCTGCTTGCCCAGCTCGGCCGCCTTCAGTGATGGGGGTGGGGAAGCATCAGGATCCACGGGAAAGAAGAACGCACCAAAGCGGCGGTTGTTGCCATCAGTCCAAGGAATGGCCCGCGTTTTATCCACCTCAGAACTGATGAACAACGAGAATTTCGTCTGACTCATCACGTGCTCTTTATTGCGCTGGCACCACTCGAGGAACAGCGAATAAAGGTCAGTCGATAGACACGGCCCCCAAAGTCCCTGCCCCAGTTCGCTGTATTTCCACAAATGCAGAAACGTCTGCCAACCAGCCCGACTCAAAGCGACCAAGCGCTCACGTGCATCAGTCGATGGCGGTCGCGTACGTTGGTTGAAGTCCCCGAGTTCGATGGACAACAACCATCCATACAGCGCCGCCACGCCACCTTGTTTGAGCTCATGCCCGATCGCCTTTTGCCGCTCGACCGGCAAGGTTTCCATGGGCCACATCACCAACATTCGTCGGTCGCTGTCGCTGATGGGCCAAGGGAGAATCTCGTTGCTCAGGAACACCGCGTTCATATGGTTGGCTTCTTCCCAGCCATTGATGAACTTCGACTCCATACGAACCGTTTTACCAGTGATCAGGTGCTTGATTTTGCCCACTTGGTTGTAGCGCTGATCACGGCTGACAACCTCCTCGAACACCGACCACAATTTGCGGCTTTGCCAGGCGTTGAAACTGCTTTCCAGCTGAGTCTGACCAACCGTTGCCGCGTATTGGCCATAAAGCATTCCGAGAGCATCAGCAAAGAGAAGGCTCTTACCCGAGCCCTCCATGATCGAGTGCATCAGCACGGCCGTATCCATCTTGGCGCCCAAATGCTGCAGCGGGTACGCCAGCCAACGAGTTAGCCAACCGGCAGCAGCTTCGTCGTGGTTGCACAAAAATGATATAAGCCACCGAAGGTTGGCGCAGGCTTCGTCATCCCTGACCGGTTCCAACGGCAGGCCATCAAAGGTGTTGATGTACACCGCCGGGTCCTTGGTCATGGTCGGATCAAACACGATATGTTCGACGTCTACGGTCCGCCGCTCGCTGCTATTCAGCCACAATGGATAGGTGTCACCCAGAGCCATTTTCACCGCGCCTTCGGCAATGCGTCGCTTCTTCTCCCGATCCCAAACATCTTTAGTGCCATCGATGTAAACGTAGCGATCTGTAGGTGCCATGCCAAACACACCACCCTTTTTGCCCGCCATCCGCCGCGTTTGTTCAATCTCTCGGACATGCTCGTCAGAGATCAACCGCTTACCCGTGTCATCCAACCAGGCTTTGGCCAGCGACTTGCTGACACGTGCTTCGAAGGCTGATTTTTTCATCACCCGAGACTGGTCGCAGTCCCACACGTGCGTGGTCCCTTCGACCAAGGCGAAACGACGAAGCAAATGGTCAAGCGTCATTGCCTCCCCCGCCCCCCCATTAGATGCAGGAGCGGCGTCGCTTGGGCCAATGGCGACACCAGAGCTTGGCTCGCTCAAATCACCGGATGGGGTCGGGGGAAGATCACGCGGATCAGGCCTTGCTGAATGCTGCATACCCAGCATGCGCGCAGCATCCTTGACTGCCTTCGACTGATCACCGCCGTGCTCGAGCAAACAGAACACCTCAAAGGCATCGTTCTGATGACCATTCGCAAGTGGATCGGCCCCATGATGTGAGTAAACCTTGCCCTCACTAATCGTGACTCCCGGCAGGCCGGTGCTGCTTTGTGGATATAACCATTTGCTGCCCCGCTTTATATACGCATGGGCACGCAGCAATTCTTCAACATCATGGCAGCGATTGAACTCGTCAATCACTGAGGGGGACTTAACCGCCGTCGGCGCCGAACGCTTGACCGCCTTCGGCGCAGGTGCTGCGGGTTTGATCGCCCACGGGCACGCTGCTTCGGCATCGCGCTTGAAGATGTCCCAATTTTGCCAGATGTTCAGCAGATCGCTGGTCAGCGTTGGCAAACCGTCCATGGCGTTGGGCGGAGTTTTCCAGATGTAAGGCTTGCCGGTACCAGGATGAATCGAAGGAGGGAACACGTCCTGCACCAGGCCAGCACGAAGCTCAAACACCGTAAAACGCTTGTACTCTTCAGCTTCCGCACGGGCAGCAGCCTCGCCAGTGACATCGCCCTGCTCTTTCGCGGCCTTCGCTGTGTCCATCAGGCCTTTGTGAATCGACCCATCCGGGTCTTTTTCATTAGGCCAGGAAAGAGAATGCCGGGTCAGTTCAACACCATCCGGCAACTTGAACAAAACTCGAAACCTTAGCGGGTTACCAACGATGGTCGGATACACGACAGCCATGGCATCCAGATCCACACCCAGCAGCTCGTAAAGCACGTGGCGCGTCCACTGCACATCGTCAACGTCCAACGAGCAGACGCGACTCGGTCCGAGTACGACGCCCAGGTTGTGGTTCGGATTTCTTTCCCAGAATGCCTCGGCTGCCGCAGGGTCGGTGATGAATCCGCCCGGTTTGTTCCAACCAATTCCTTTCGGCGCCTTTTCACCAGGTTCAATGGCGACCAAGGCAAGACCGAAGGTGTTGATGTAACGCTTTGCCCATGTGGCGATGGCTATTCCTTTTGCCGGTTCACTCATCGCCGAGCCTCCCGCAACCCCTGACAGTGAAAACAGGTCTCGCAACCCTCAATTGTCTGCTGTCGAAGCAACGGGATAGGATCGTCGCAATCTTCGCAGAATTGCGCGCTGACGCGGCTGGTAGGCACACGACGGTTGCGATGGATAGCAACGTCAAGCAGATATTGCGCCTGCTCATTGGCGCGGTCGATATCATCAGCCATTGACGCGATCCTCCATCGCCTGACGCGCACCTGCCATGATGCCGAGAATTTCGCGGATGACGTCCATGCCTTGCTTTTCTAGGTCAATGACTTCGTGAAGCTCCCAGACGTTGTCGGCAGCCCCGTCATGCATCGCAGCCACGAACTCGCCGGTCTCACCGAGCAGTTTCCCAACGGCTTTGAGGGCGTCCCGTGTTGCTGGTACCGGAACCGGGCGATACCAAACCGCGCCGGCCGGACGCATCAACGCATCGAGCAAGCGCGAGTCGGTTGTCAGCCTGATTACGTCTTCAAGCTCATCAGGGTTCAGCCAGCGCCGTTCTTCATCGAGCTTGAGTTTCTTTTGAAGGGTGTCGTTGTCCAACACCATGTCAAAAGCAAGGGCGGTGATTCCGCCCTTATAGTCACGACCAGCGCGATAAATCGCCTGGCGTAGTGGAAGGACCGGACCAGCGTCCGGCAAAAGATCTGTTCGACTCATAACCGTAAATCCCCTATTTACGGTGTAGCCATAGTCCAGGGCAAACCCTATCCTACGACCACGACCGATGTGCATGTGCTGTGTGTCGTCGTAGCTGAGCTGGGGGATCTTTGGTGAGAGGCCCCAGCTCGGCACCCTTTAAGCTGCCGACTTCAGGTCAGCCGCTTCTTTTTCTTGGTTGTATAGGCTTTCAATGGCCTTACCCGTTACGTACCGAACATCCGCACCTTTAGCTGCGCGATTTATAGTCGGCTGCGTTGTTCCTACGCGATCTGCGATAACCCGCTGGGATAAACCAGACCGCAGCAACTCCGCGAGCATTTCTTGGATAGTCATATCGTTCACCGATGCGCTTTCGCATTGAACGCCACAATACACAAACGTATTGATCGATTCAATACAATCGGCGATACGTTTTTGAATCAAGGCAGATAAAAGTGATCGGAGACCGCATCGCTCAACGCATGCAGGAAATGGAGTTGTCTGAAGGCGAACTCGGTCGCCGCTCCGGGGTTCCTCAGCCAACAATTCATAGGATCGTGACGAATGCGGTTGCCAGCCCCCGTCATGAGAATGTTGAAAAGATTGCCAAAGCCCTGAAGGTCAGTAGTAACTGGCTCTGGAAGGGAGGCGAGCATAAGAATCCGACCACTGATCAGGCCACACCATCCACGTCTGACACCAACGTGGAACCAGGGCCGGCTATCAAGGGCTACGTACCTTTAATTTCATGGGTTCAGGCAGGCGCCTGGTGCGAAGTAGAAGACGTACGGACACTTGATGATGCTGAAATATGGTTGCCATGCGCGGCCTCACATAGCAGCCAGAGCTATGCCCTCAGAGTTCGTGGGCTTTCTATGTTTAACCAACATGAACGCCGATCTTTTCGAGACGGCGATATCATATTTGTTGACCCTGCGAAGGACGCGGAAAACGGCTCACTTGTCATAGCAAAGCTCGTTGATAGCCAAGAGGCAACATTCAAACAGTTAGTAATGGAAGGAAGTCGCCGATTCTTGAAGCCGTTAAACCCTGCATGGCCTGAGCCCATCATTGAGTTAGGAAGCGATGCAATGATTTGCGGCGTTGTCTTTTCGAAGCTGGAAATTTTCTAATACGTTACCGAGCAAACCGAGCCCGCACTTAGCGGGCTTTCTTATGCACGACAACAAAATCAATTCAAATACGTATTGACTGAATCAATACGTATTTGTATCGTTTGCATCGTATACCTCTCACCAAAGAGTACGAGCCATGCAAACCACACAGCACAGCAACACCCGTTGCCCTGTCTATCTGCACCCGTCGGCATGCAGTAGCCGGGCCGCCGTTGAAGCCATCCAGCGTCGCACCGGATTGCTGGTGATCACCAGCCCCAAAGGATGCACAGAAGCCATCAAGCCATTCGCCAGCGCCGCAGTCGATGACACCTCTTGGCCGTTTGGGGGTGACGCAGCATGAATAGCTATCTAATCCCACTGGCAAAGCAGGAACTCCTGCACCACATGCTTCAGGTTGGCGGCGCGGCCGTGTGCCCGCTTCAGCGTCCAGAGCAGACCGTCCACGCAAACCTTGAAGTAGAACTCACCGACACTAGTGCAGTAATCAATGTGGACCTGGGCGGCCACACCGGTGAACTGACCCTCAAGCGCTCGGACCGGGCCAATCATCTGCACCTGCGGGACTTCATCCAGGACATTGCGAACGGTCGAATTGAGTCGGCACAACCCGCGCCACCCGAGCAGTCCGGCCGATTGGCGAAAATTGATCAAGCGCTCGCCGCCTCGGAAGCCTTGTTGGTCCACGTTCGCAAACTGCTTGCAGCCTAAGGACAGCGCCATGAACCGCACTCTGGACGAAACCGCAGCATTGCTCGGACTCAAGCCCCGCGCCTTCCGTACCAGGTTGCGTGAGTTGGGCATCTTGAACAGCAGCGGTGACCTTGGCAGCCGGCACCGCGACCGAGGTTATCTGTACTCGGATCCACGCAGCACCTTAATCCCCTCCATCAACAAATACCGGCACTACGCAGTGGTCATGGTGAAAGAGGAAGGGGTTGACTGGCTGGCCAAGAAGCTGGGAATCACAATCACGAACAAGGATGCCGCTGCATGAAAACTAATCAAGCCAATGCCTACACACAAGCCCTCGGCGCCTTGAAGTTGATCCCTATCTTCCTCAACTGCCCGGGCGTCATCAGCCGTGCCACGCTGATCGGTGCATCGACCGAAGCGATCCAGTTACTGGAAAGCATGCCGGTGCTGAGCACCGAATTGGCCGAAGTATTCCGCAGCGTCAACAACGTGATCAGTGAAGGTCAGGTCGCCTATGTAACGCCGACCAACTCGCCGGAGTATCCATTCGGTGCCGTGGTGGCGGATGCGAAGGGCCAAATCTGCGCCGCAGCGATGGGCAAAAGCAAAGAAGGCCTGGCTGAAATGATCCGCCTCAAGCTGGTGCCCCCATCGGAGGGGTTCGGGGAGGTTGCCGCATGAGCAACACACTCGACCAGCTTCGCAAACAGTTCGCCACGCCTTGCCCGTCCCTGACCGCCGTGCGCGAACAGTACTTCACGCACATCCGCACCGACCGCCACCTACTGGCCGAGATAAAGGCAGGCCGTATCGCACTGGTAGTGACGCGCCTGCACTGCTCAGTACGAGCAAAACCGGTGGTGTACCTGCACAACCTGGCTGACTACCTCGACGCTCAAGCGACGAGAGCAGCAGCTTGATTCAACGGTAGCCTCTGCCGTCCAGAGGCAAACAAAATGCACTCTATGAGGCACAGCACATGAAACCCACGGACACCGCCGAGTTCATCGGCGAACTCAACGCAGGCGTATTCGCAAACCAGATCGGTCACGCACTTTCCGAAGTGGCAGCAGGTGTTGTTGATAACGGCAAGGTCGGCTCAGTCACGCTGACTTTCACCCTGAAGCAAATTGCCGACAGTCACCAGGTCACGGTCAATCACAAGCTCGCCTACAAGGTGCCAACGAAACGCGGTAGCCGCAGCGAAGACACCACGCTCGACACACCAATGCACGTCAACGAGGGCGGCCGCTTAACGCTGTTTGCGGAAGCGCCTCGCGCTGGCCAGTTGTTCAACCGAGACGACGCGCCGATCCACGCCAGGTCGTAAGCCACCCAGCTCCTCGCCTCTCACCAAAAGGAAATCGATCCAATGGAAGCCAAAGCAATTCAGCTGATTCAAGACACCGCAGTTCTGGCGTACGCCAAGCCCCTCAACACCTTCACTCCAACGCTGGTGCTGCCATCTGACCAGAAGATTCACAGCATTGAGAAGTTCCAAGCTGCACGCAGCCGCTTCCGTGGCGCGCTCGCCACCCACTCGCTGCTGGACTTCGGCAACTATGTGATGGAACAAAGTGCCGATACCGTCGCCTCCGGTTTTGTCGATGCTGAAGCGATGTTGTGCAATGTGATTTTCAACCTGGGCAACATCAAAGAGCCAGGACACGGCGACTTCACCGCAACCCTCAACCTGAAAAAAACCGCTGCGTTCCGGGCACTCGAGCGTGCTGCCTCCACCCAGTTCGCGCAGAAAGACCTGAGCGACTGGATTGAAGACTGGGCTTCGAACCTCCAAGCCATTGCAGCTGACGACACTCAAATCGATTTGCGCAAAGCCGCGAGCGCCATCCGCTCCATCAGCATCGAGCAGGCACGCAAGAGCGAACACGTCGTCGGTGACCTGAGCTCCTCTCGCTCTGCGATGGACCAGATCGAAGCCAAATCCTCCGAAGCCCTGCCCGCTGAATTCTTGTTCACAGTCGAGCCATACGAAGGGCTGCAGGTTCAGATCATCCGCCTTCGTGTTGCCGTTCTCACCGGTGGTGACAGGCCCATGCTGCGCTTGCGCTGGATCGGTGAAGAACAATTGCGCGAAGACCTCGCGCAAGAGTTCAAGGATGTCGTTCAACAAGAAGTCGGCGGGAGCGCGAAACTGACCATCGGCAGTTTCAACCTGGGTTAACGAACTTCAACACCCCGCCGCCGGCCTCTCACCAATGATCCCGGTGGCGCACTCTACTGAGGTACACAGCACATGACAGCAATTCAAATATGCGCCCTGATCAGCATCATCATTGCGGCCGCCCTGCTCTACTGGATCGGCTATCGAGGCGGCTTGGCTAACGGCCGCATCGAAGGAATTGATGAAGGTATCAACAGTCAACGAACCGAAAGCGCCAAAACCATCCGCGAACTTGAGGCATCCCTTCAGTTCATTCGAGCCGATCACCAACGCCTTGCCGAGCATTCCAGAAGGTCCCAGGACAGCAACGCCATAGGTGAAGAACACCATCAGACCATGCTGGATATCGCTGAAAAACTGAGGATCGCTGCCGAGACTTTCAGAGCATTCCGCACTGGCAAAAAGCTGGAGCGCGACACTCGTGCTTTGCGGGATCAAACGCTCGCCATGGCCGCACTGCTAGTGCCAGCAACACAAGAGGATGCCGCATGAGGGAGATACTCACCCGGGAGCACGTTGCCCCGCTGGAACGGGATGTTTACCAATGTAACCCACTCGACATTTACCACTCGCCGATGAATCTGCGCCGCCTTAACGGCCGCACCCGCGAGATTCCACCCACCATGGCGGAGGCGGCATGAACACTCTATTTCTATTGATGGCACAGTATAACGGTCAAGCCGTTATCCCACTTGATAAAGTCTGTACGGACTACATGCATTTGACTGTAGAAAAATTCAAACGTAAACGCCTCGATGGAGAGATTGATATCCCTGTTGTGAGATTAGGCGCAGACACTCAAAAAGCAGCGCTGGGTATTCATCTTAACGATCTGGCTGACTATATTGATCGCCAACGAGAAAAAGCGGCGAAGGAGCAAAACCAACTGATGGGAAGAGCGGCTTAATACAAAAAAGGCGAGGCTACATCTAAGCCTCGCCTTTTCAGCCAGGAACCAAAACCGTTACTCACCATACATAGATATTTCCGCACGCAACTTGTTTGCAGTCATAAACCCTGCTGCTTGAACAAACAACACAACAAGAACACTTACCAAACAAGCTCCTCGAACGGACAACGCACACCACACCCAATATTTCGCATAAAACAAACCCTGCACGAAAGCCATTTCAACGAAGGCACCCACGACATAAGCTGTTATGAACAAGACAACAACCAAAACAACATTAACAATAACTTCATGCTTTAAATCAGTCAGGGCATTGATAACTACGCCATAAACTTGCGGACTTTTCACTTTCAACTTTTTCGGGACATCCTTCATCACCCCTTCCACGTAATTGAAAAAAGCAAGTGACAAAGCCCCGAACAACGTACCCAAAACGAACAAAACCGCATTGACATTGTTAAATAATGGACTCACCTCCCCCGCCGTCCCCCACAACGACAGGAAGGAAAGACCGAACGATGTAAAAAAAACCAGTAGCAGGCGGAGCATACTAACGCCTCAACAACTCACCTATAGCAGAATAAACATCAGCCACCATCCGGGCATCATGATCAGAACGTCCAGGTGCAGGCTGTCCTGTTTCAAGCTCTAGCTGACCCTCGTGCATTACTACGTCATCTGACGGAACATTCAAATCAATCTTAACTATAGCAGATATGCTTTTATGAACTTTTTTTCCATGATGCTCGTCTTCAGTCGTAACACTCCATTTGCCTTCACCCTCCTCAATATAGTCCACATAATCTTCTACCGGAGAAGCTGGAACTTTAAGGTCACCATATTCATTACTGAGTGTAATCTTGACTTCATCCTGACCAAAAAGCTCTTTCATCGCTTTGAGAGCATCGCGAGCTTTGACGTTCGTTTCCAGAATATTTGGGGATATGAGTTCCAACTCGATCTCATACACTTTCTTATGAGACTTGATAACATTCCAAAACTCACCCCTTATGGTCTTAGGCTCGATGAAAATTGAATAATTAAACTCATCCAAGACCGCATCTTTAAGCCCGGCATGAATTGCATTCGCGATCTGCTCATCTGTACCAAACCGCCAATCGTGCTGAACAAAAACATACTGATCAACAATATCAACCACAGTGATAACTGGCACCCAATCATCTGCATCATGAGGAACAATATCACCTGGTATCTTATCGCCAACTTTCGTTATTTTGTGTTTGGCCGTTTTACCCACCAAAAACCTGCCCTTTGGAAATTCATTCGCTATGGGATCAACGTAAGAAAACCCTACAAAACTGTAACGAACCTTGTTTTTAACAAATTCACGGCCGTCATCTTGTAGGGCAGAAACGACCACCGCCCCTTTGGGGCTTGGTAAGGGCTTTGGAACAAGGGCGCCTTGCTTATTTTCAATCAGTGAATATCGCAACACCAAAAACGGTTTGATTCCTTTCACAACAAAATCCTTCAACGTCTATTAGGAGTTCAGCAGTGCTCGGCAACGTACCCTTTTTAGAGAGCGATCTCAATGTGCAATCACGGCCCCCTTAGGCGCATGACCGCTTCGCTCCACCGGCGAAACCAATTTGCTTAGCCACTCCCACTTTTTATAAGCGTCCCCTCTCCCTCGAAGGTGGGTGTACCGCCTCAACGAGTTCCAATCCCTGTGCCCTGAAACACTCGACACCCTTGGAATGTCCCAGTCCATCTCAAACAACCTGCTCACCCCTTCATGCCGCAGGTCATGGAAATGCAGGTCTTCGATGCCTAGCATCGGGCAGGCCCGCGTGAAGGACGCTGACACCGACCTGGCGTTGTAGGGGAAGATCTCCTTCTCCGTCTTGGGCATGGACTGCAGAATCGCCCAAGCTTCGTTTGGCAGATGACACCACACGTCATTGCCGATTTTCTGCCCGGGGTTTTTCATGTCCCGCACCAGGACCGCCTGCCGGGTCTCATCCAGGTCTTCCCAGCGAATTCGCGTAATCTCCTCCTGCCGGCGCGTTGAGAAGAGCGCGAAGGCAATCAGCTTTGGCATGTCGATCTGGGCTTTTCGCCGCGTCTGCATCTCGAAGAAATGCTTCATCAGCTTGTCCAGCTCATCCAGCGTTGGCCGTCGGTTACGCTCTTTGCTTTTGCTCACCATACCCAGCTTGCGGAGAACCCTGCGCGCGTCCGACATAGCCAGCGGGTCGACCTCATAACCCCAGGCCGGCCGCGCCACTGACAACACCGCGCCCAGGTGCGAGAGATCGTTGCCGACCGTCTGCGCCTGGACGCCGCCGCCCTCCTTGCTCATTCGCCACTGTGCGAACTCCACCAACTTCTGACTGCTCAGCGCCGTATCGTCGAGCTCGCCCAGCCAGGTGTCCTTGATCGCTGTCAGCGTCGCATTCTTGGTCTTGCCCAACGGCCGGATCTTCTCGTACTCCTCCAGGTACTGCTCGATCATCTTCTTGATCGTCACCCCTTTGCGGTTCGCGCGCTCGATGGCACCCGGTTCCGCCAGCTCCGTCTCGCGACGCTTGATCCAGGCTTGGGCGACCTGCTTGCGGTCGAAGGTTTGGCTTTCCTGATAAACTGTCTTCCCGTCCCGATTGATCCGTATCTGCGCCGTGTAGGCCGTCGAGTTGTCCTTGCGCTTACGTGATGTGATCGTGCCCAT